CGGCAAGCGTTGTTACTAAATCATTTCCGGTTACAATTGCCATGTGCCCAGGAGTGGCCGTTGTATTAATTGTTGCCGTGGTGGCTCCTGTAGCCCATCCTTTGCGCTGAGTATCAAAGTTTACTTGCGTGGCCGTTGTGCCCTGATATTGCAACTGATAGTAACTATGACCAAAGGCTGAACAAGTTCCTGTACCGGCAGCAAAGCCAGCCACAGTAAACGTAACATTGTTACCCGCCACAGAAGCAATAGGGTAGCGACCGGATAGAAATGTACCTGTGCCTGAGAAGGCACCAATGTACATGGACTGACCCACATTCTCGGCAGTAAAAGGATTGGATGGAATCGTGACTACCAGTACCGTGGCAGAGCTGATGTTATAAGTTAGGCCATCGCCCACCACATCCACCAGTTCAATAAAAAAATTGTTATTAGCAATGCGTTGTGATAGGGTTGATCTGGCACGCAAGCGAATACCTCCCAACCACGCTTCAGTAGATCGTATAATAGTTTCGCTCCGGGCGGTTGTACCCGATGTAATCACCAGATTTCCTCCCGTTTGGTCTACATCCATACCCGTGCCTATGCCCGTTACAATAGTTCCCCACTGCGAGTCCACCGAGTTAGATAGCACCTTGGTAAATCCAATACGGTCAATATCTTGAGGAATTTGGCGGACAAGCATCCCATCTTCATCACCTTGAGGTGTTGTGTTAAGCTTTGGCGCTCCATTGTATGGCCCTTGAGCCAATGCACTGATGGAGAGAAGTAAAAAGAGAAATGTTTTAAATGTTTTCATGTGTTAGTTAGTTATTATCCAAAGTCCATCAATTTTTTCCATGAAGCAAGGCACGTTGTAAAGTAAAGTTGTTTGAACGGTCACCCGATCCGCTAGGTAAACAGTCGCGCCAGTAAAGCTCCAAGTATAGAAATCTTCTGTATTGTAGAACTTCATTACGTCACCATTTGCGCCTGTTGGTATTGTTATCACTCGGTTAACGGTTGCAACTCCATCTAAGATATTGTGAACCCCGTTAACAGTGGCTGTGAAATTTGCGTCCGTTGCATTGGCTACAAGCGTAGTAGGTGCGTAATAGGTGCCACCGCCACCCGGCAAACTGGCCACCGTTCGATACTTTAATTCACCCGTGGCTCCATCTCTTACAATGATGTCTGTAAGGGCATTGTCATTGGCGGGTGTAGCATAATGAAAAAACTTGCTGTCATCGCGAAAACCAAAGGTTGGTGTGCTTGCAGAATTATGAATAAGTAACCCAAAACCGGAAGTAGTACCAATACCATTTATTTCTATCCTGTTTGTCCCGCCTGAAAGCGTTGTTCTTCCAAATATGTTTGATCCTGATGGTGCCCTTACTGATAACAGCGTTCCTGTAACCGTGCCAACAGTTGGATCAATATTTAAACCTGTGACACTTCCACCCAAGGATGTGTAGGATGGAGTGATGTTTACAATGTTTACTTGCCCAGTCGCTGCGGCATTGATAACGCTTGTATTATCAATAGACAGTAAATTGAAAGCTGCTGTTGAAGTCCCTGTGAAATTATATCTTAGAAAAAGCCCAGCCGTAGTTCCAGAGCTATTGGTAGCTGATCCACTACCACTACTTATGTTGGTATGGTTACCACTTGACCAACTGCTGTTAGCATTATTAAATGAAAAACCAGCCGTGTATATAAGATTGTTAGTAACCGGAGTAGTTCCATTGAAAGATATACCTCCAGGACTCGCTCCATTTGTTTGTATTCTAATCCCATCAGTTGTCCACGCTACCCTTGCTCCTCCGTCTGGTATAGACAGCAATGGAACCGAATTTGCTGCATTAGCAACCCTTAAAGCATTCTGGCCGCTTACCCCCCTAATATCCATTCTTGTACTAGCTGTAATTGTTGCTCCTGTTGGGCCAAATAACACATTGCCATTTAAAAAATTTGCATCGAACCCACCCATAGCAATGTCAGCCTGAGCCGTAAATGTTGATGTTCCCCCTGTTTTCCAAAACGTATTCATCACAGGGCCAGTAAGTCCCTTCACATAGCTCAACTCTGTAAGATTTGGGTAAGTAGCTACCGCAAGCGCACCCAAAGATGTTGCCCCTGTCCAGTAGGGTAGTTCGTTTGTAGTGCCTGAGCCGGAGACTTTACTATTAAAAGTAGTCCAATCCGCTGAACTTAAAGCTCCCCTATTCGATCCGCTTGCGGTTGGAACATTCAAAGTAATTACTGGAGTAGTTGTTGGATTTGCTACAGAACTACTTAAATCCGTTCCAGTAGTTCCTAATGTTAACGCAGCTACGCTGGTCACCGTACCAGAACCCCCACCACCGCCTCCACCTCCGCAAGTCTCACAAACATAATACCCACCAACTGAGTTATAACCTATAAGATATGGACTTCCTGCAATTAAATCATTTGCTGAAAGTGCATCACCGTTATTTCTCCTGATGTCTTTAACCCCTAAAAAATTCCTATTGATTGTAGAAGATCCTGTATTTGTTACTGGAAAAATAATCTGAAACCTTTCTTTCTGGTTATAGGTAGCCGGTAATGCTTCCGAAATAACGTAGGTGTTTGCCGTACCCGTTGCAATGAGTGTCTTTAAACCACCGTCAACGCTTTGACCGAATGAGTAGGCAGAAATAAAAATACAAATAATAAATAACCTTTTCATTTATCAAAAGTTAATAATCTAAATCCCAATTGTCTATATTATTGCCAGGATTAGTAACCAAAGCCATAATCTTTGCCCCTTTCTCAACTGATACACCCATCAGAATACCAGGCACACTTATGACCCATAGAAAACCGCGATAAACATCGACTGAAGGAGGAACGTTTCCGCTTGCATCCCAAGTACCCTGAAGCCTTACTAATCCATCATCAGTGATTGAAGGATTTGAAATTGTAACCGTAACAGAGTTGCCTAAACTACTCACTACAACCTGATTAACCTCGTTTGCGACCCCGTCAAATATACCCTTAAACATAGGGAAAGCACCATTTAACCAAGTATGATCTTCGTCCTCTGAGTATAAAGTATAGAAATATGTATCCTCTTTTTGAAGAGATTGTGCGTAGTTTAATTCAATTTGTAGTTTGTTGGTATCTACTATCGTTAGACCCGATCCTATTCCAAGCTCAAAAAGATAATCTGTTGAAAATGGTCTCCGTTTTACCCTTAGTTTGAAATCGTAAGAAGCAATGGCATGATTCGTTAAATCTTCATTTACAAAGTTAAGCGTAATCGGTACGCCAGTTTCTCCAATCCTAGCGTACAAATTTAATTCTCGCGACTTGTCGAACGTTGCAGCGGCCACGTTATTTATCCCACTTGTTAAAGAAAGAATCACACATGTAGCCAAGACCAAATACTGTAAGTATATCGGCTGGCATTTCTGTTGAGAGAGTGAAATAATAACCTCCGACAGCAATTATTGTTGAAACAAAAGCGGTTACGGTGCTTTTGAAATTGCTGCTAAAATACTGTTTTATGTCAGTCAACGTTTCGCCCTTTATCTTCTGCTTGAAGAAGTGCATTAACATACCAACTAAAGCGATTGTACAAAGACCTGGCAGAGTAACAATCCATTCGTATCCTTCCATCATAATTTTTTACCTTTAAAAAAAAGAGTAGGGATAAACCTACTCCTTTCAACCCATCATGAAAAAAAAACCTATTTTTAAGGAGTTATTAGGGCAGTGACTATTGTTAATCCGTCTGCATAATTCGCTCCTAATGTTTGCGGAAGTTTAGATTCATACTCTCCCTCAAGAGTAGCAAAAGAAAGTGTGAAGTATCCACCGTTTTCGTGTGCATCCCTGATTTTACCAGGGACAATTTCAAGCCCTGACTTACGACCAAGAACCTCCCAAGCGTCAGCGTCAGCACCCATATTTTCAGCAGCCATGCCTACTTTGGATCTAGAGTACTTTTCAATGCTATTCTTTTGTTCTTGTGTTCGATCGCAAATAACAAAAGATGCCATGTGCTTGAATTGGTTAGGGCCAAGTCCTAAAGAAATGACTTCATCGCTTTTCTTTACATCCGTACGGAATCCTACAAGCTCAAGAGCTACTTTTCCGGCCTTCAAAGATACTCCAATTATTTTTTCATTACCATCGTATGTATAAGGATCGCCAGACGAGAAATCCAAATCTTCGAAATCCCATACAATTATCCTTTTTCTGGTCCCCCCAACGGGCCTCTCGGTTGTCCCCGGGTCGAATCCTAAATCTATTCTGTTAATCATTGCTTAAAATTTTTGTGTCTTTACTGTGGGTAGTAAATTTGTATAATCTATACCAATGCCGTATTTCTAAAAAATGAAATGTCTCTTTCTGATATGTTTTCGGGCTTATTTATATCTTCTTCAAAGAAATTTACAGACCTCCAAGCCACGGAAAAAGACACATTCCTGTCATCAGCCATAAATTGAATCGCTTGCATACGGCCCATCTTCTTAGCGTAATCTAAATAAATCAGGTAGTGGACGTACTTTGAAAGTATCTTTTCATCTACCATTTTTAGCTCGATAGCTTCAAGTAGATTTTGAGACTGTAACCATTTTACACGTGCATTCATAATTTAAAAAGTAGCTCTTTCTCTTACTTCAATCCTACGTCCCTGTACCTCCTCAAACTTCTCTACAACCAGAACCGATTGAACCGTGTTTATTTTGTCTATGAGTGCGTTGAATTGTGATTGACTCATACTACCGCCTCCAAATCCACCACCCGTCTCAAATGATTTCTTGCCTGTTCTCATGGCTTCCAACTGTCCCACATGATAAGCACCTTCAGGAGTGTTTAGAATCCGTGATGGGGTGATGTACTCGTCTTTGTGATAGGTGTATGGCTTAATTCCTAATGCGCGAGATTCGTGTTTTGGATTTCCTGATCCGGTGTAGCCAAATCCTCCTTCATAGAATGAACCAACTTGATTGATCTGAGCGACACGAAACAACCCTGATGCAATAGCTATTCCTGCTGCAATAGCTCCCCTAATTGGAGACCCGACAGTAGGTACTGGTAAAAATTGAGATTCAAAAGCTTTTTGAGCGGAAAAATAGGTACTTATCAAAGTAAGTCCCGTCATCATTGCTCTACTTCGCCCTGCTATTTGGTTACCAAATGCCAAAGCCTGATTTTGAAGAGCTTGTAATTGTTGATTTTTGGCAGATTCAGAATCTACGATAATTTTATCTTGAGCTATTTTGTTAGCTGCATTCTGCTTTCTAAAAGACATTAAGGCATTTGAAATACCTTGCTCGAAAGATGTTCTTAAAGTTATTTCTGTTTCTTGCCTTGTGGTCAAGTCTGCAAGTTCTATTTCATCTGCTTCACGTGATGCAGCGTGACGTTCAGCTCTTGCCAATGCTTCATTTTCACCTTGTAATTTTAGTCTTTCAGAATCTTTTTTTACTTCCTCATCTTTTAACCTTTCTAATTCTTTTTGGAATTTACGTGTAGCATCAAAAGCCTGAGCCTCTTTTTCTATTACTTGAGCGGTTAATTCTGCCCTTTGTTTTTTCTGTTCTTCGGTTAATGCACCGCTTGCCTTGGATTCTCTATTAAAATGGCTTAACTTTAAATTTGCCTGTCTCAATTCCTCTGACGCTAACCTCTTCTCAAGTTTAATCGCCTCCTCTACAAAGGCCCGTTTTTGCGCACCCTCTGACTGAATTGCTTTCTCCCTTAATTCTGATACCCTTCTGCTTGTTTCGGCTCTTTTTACTATCAGTTCGTTCTCATTAGCCTCTATAAGATCAAGTAAGTTGGCTATGTCAGTTCCCGCCTTAACAGCATCACTAAGCATTTTACCGACCTTTGGAGCAAAAAAGTCAATCACAGAACCTACACCTGAAGCGATAACTTCGCCTATACCAAACAAAGCCTCTCCTAATTTCTCAACAACAACCAGAACAGAATCAAATACAACCTTACCAACGGCCATGACTTTGGCTAGCTTATCCTGTCCTTCTTCAGAACCTTTTAAATATGCTGTCAAAGCACCGATAGCCAATCCCAAAGCAGTAACAACAGCACCGATAGGAGTAGCGATGAAAGCCATCGCGCCCTTAGCCATCCCTAAAAATCCCTGAGCCGCACTAGCTGCCCCTCCTGTCATTTTATCTAAAGCAGGGGTGGCCCCACCCATGAGTGCAGTTTGCTTTTTAAGAGATTCGTTTATCTCAGTTAATGGATTTTTTAACCCAGTAACGCTTCTTTGTACTTGGTTATAACTAGCTTGCGTTTTTTTGTTTAAAGCCTCTACCCTTACAATCTCCGAATTATATTCTTTCTGGGTAATAGACCCGTCCTTCAAAGCCTTGGCAAGATTCTTCTGCTCGTCTTTAAGGCCAATAATAGTACCCTTCAACTCAGCCAGCTTTTTGAACTGACCCTCGTCTTGGTCTAGCTTTATGTCAATTAATACTTCTTCTTTTGTCTCTGACATGACCCTATATTTTTAACAGCGTTACTTCGGTTACTTTTCCACTTACGAACGGCCCAACTGTATCTATTAAATAGTATGAATCCTCGTCAAAAATTGGTAAAAAAAAGTCCATAGTTGCAATGTCTGAAGCGGTTATATTATACATTCTTTTTATTTTCTTAGCTTTTTGAAGGGATAATGTCAAATAAAAATAATGAGACGTTAGGAATTGAGAGAAAGACATTGTGTCTGATTGCAAAGGGTCTTCAAAATACGCCACCTTATAAGATGATTGACCAGAAGAGTATATAACGTTAGGCTCATACGAATACTTATCTCGCACCAATGCAAATCTAAGCCCTGGCTCATTATCAAATATTGTAATGGTTGTTGATGCGTCAAATATTGGAATTGATAACATAAATACCCCCCCCACTTGCTTGGTATCCGATGCATTAAAAGGACTTTTGTATATCGTCTTTGATTCTTCTGCATTGAGATTTGAAATCTCAATGGTGCCTTTTGCAAATTCTGAAGATATCCCCTCTTCTGTTTTAACAGAGTATTCAAAATAATTATTTTGAGCATAATTATCTGGAAGAAATGTGATGTCGTCATCATCTAAATCACTAGCTCTTTTCAATGTCCAGTCTTTCGCGTTCGATCTATCGTTTATTATTTCATCTATTCCCTTTAAATAAATAACTCCGTTTTCCTCCTTAATCAACTGACCGTATGTAATTAAGAAGTCCTTAATAAAATCTTTCTGACTTATTTCAGGCATGAAATTATTATAGTATAGATATGTTCCAGGTTTTCCTATACATTCAATGATTAAACTGGCAGAGTTTACAGTTACCGATGCGGGTGTTAAATTAAATTGACCAATTTCTATTTTTATAAAACCACCTTGTCTTGCACCGAATGGATTAGGAATAGTACCATCTGCAAAATCAGTTGAACGAGAATAAGTTCCGGTTCCTTTGTTCTGTAAGAAAACACAAAGATCACCAAAAGCAGAAGTATCATCTGAATATACGTTTACATTACCGCCAGTAACGGTAATATCTATAACTAATGTTATTCTGGTATAAAATAAAATATCATTTGTAGAGGCTCCTGATTGTGTTGGGGTGTAAATCCCTGTTACTGAATTGAAGTAGCCAAAGTCATCAGATTTCGATACTGTAGGTAAAATAAGCGTAACTGGACTTGATACGGAACCCATAACTTGTGATGTGGTTCTTGATGCCACTACATTCCTAGAATTGATAAAATCACTTGGATATGAAAATTCCTTTCTTGAATATGGAACTATTCTTTTTAGATACTTTGTGTTTGAAAATATACTCCCAGACTTACCATATCCAGCTTGAGTAAAAATCAAATCAATTAGTGTGAAGTAATAAAATGATGGTAGATAGGTGTTCTTATGTATATCATTTGTCGATCCATTATAATTACCATAATCCATAACAGGAGCAATAACTCCAGATGTAGTGTTTCTAAAACTCTCAGGATCAAATACATCATCAAGTGAAGACGTATCAAGATCAGACATTAACTTTCCTTGAATTACATCAAAGAATTGAGCAGACCCAGAAAGTATGTACATTTCATATCCATTGTATGATCTTTTTAATACGTGTATTCCATTCCCTATAATATCTATACCATCTTGAGTTACTTTGGCATTTTGTTTCTGATAAGGAACTAAAGTATCAGATTGATGATTTTTTGCATTCTCATATATTCTATCATTGTTTTCTGTAAAGGGAACCTTAAATTGATTAGTATAATTAGAATTCCTTGTTTTAAGGTCTCCAATATCATTGGACTTTAATGTGTGGGCAACAACTGTACCAGGTGATATGTCAAGTAGTGAATCACCTATATATATTTCAGTTTGATTCATTGCAGAAATATTTCAGGGTATTCTATTGTGACCGTTGCCTCGTGCTGTACTTTCTTTGTTACCGTGGTATTCTGCACGTTGACAACAGTAACGCCTATTTTTGTTCCGTCTGAATTTAGTATGTAAACCGATTGCCCGATTGTAGCCATAGTCCGATTTAGGCTTGTGGTCATTTCGGTGATAGGTGTTTTGTAAGGCTCACCCAAAGTATTAAGTCCGTTTATTGCCTCCCATTGTGATAGGCTAAGGCCATAGGCGAATAGTGTAAGCCTCTTTGCTTTCTTGCCGCCTCCATAGTCGAATGTGTATTCCTGATTGTAGGTGAATGGGTAACACTCATCACCGCCAAGGCTATTCTTCCATTGGAGCATTACGGTATTGGAGCAGTCGGGTTGAACGGGGATAGATGCTGTTTCAGAAATAAGGAATGAGTTTGACATGACCCTATTACTAAAACCTGTTGATGCCACTGCAATAAAAATTCCATTACCGTACCCAACTCCATACCAACCGTTATCCGCAGCACTTGTCCTTATTGTCCATGTTATACCATCAGGTGAGGTCATTACTCTGTTACCTACACCTGTTGACGATGTGGCTACAAACAACCCATTGCCATAAGTAACTGCGTACCAATCATTATCTGCCGCACTGCTTCTGATCGTCCACACAACACCATCAGGAGAAGTCATAACCCTATTACCTGTTCCGGAAATACTCACCGCTACGAATAACCCATTGCCATAAGTAACGGAATGCCATTGATTATCTACTGCACTTCTGGATGTCCATACTACTCCATCAGGCGAGGTCATTACACGATTGCCTGTTCCGGTAATACCCACAGCTACGAATAACCCATTGCCGTATGCTACTCCCCACCATTGGTTATCAGCCGCACTTGATCTAATTGTCCATACTATACCATCGGGACTTGTCATGACTCGATTGCCCGTTCCAGTACCTGCCACAGCTACGAATAGTCCGTTGCCATAAGTAACTGCGTACCATTCGTTATCAGCAGCACTCGTCCTTATTGTCCATGTTATACCATCGGGCGAGGTCATTACACGATTACCAACCCCCGTAGCAGCTACTGCAACAAATAAACCGTTACCATAAACAACACTCCACCATTGATTATCTGCTGCGCTTGATCTTATATCCCAAGTAACTCCATTAGTTGAGGTCATAACCCTCTGACCTATTCCAGTACCTGCTACAGCTACAAAAATTCCATTACCGTATGCTACATCAACCCAATCATTATCCGCAGCACTTGTTCTGATCGTCCAAGTATAGTTCACCATTCTTAAAGTAAGCAGGTCAGCAGTCAATGCTTCTGAAAGTTTAAAACGATTAACACCAACAGACGAGATGTTATAATCAGTTCCAGTTAATACTGACCCATTTAAAAATCTGTGAACCAATAATTTGTTTGCTGTGCTATCTAAAATTGCTTCAATTGTAAAAGGATAATTCACAATAGCCTCACCTTCTATGTTTAAAAATTTGGCATTAATATAGCTTGCAAAATCATTAATCACCCCTATCTGCAAGCCTCCATAAATTGCATACCTTAGATTCGCAACATCATCAATCAAAGCCGGAGAACTTCCACTCCAGTACTGATTGTACTTGATGTAATACTTAATCCAATTACCATCTAAATAAACAGTATCACCACTAGTCAAATCAGAGTTATTATCCAGACTCATGTTAGACTTTAAAATAGCCTCCACTCTAACCGATAGCAAACCCGCAGAATTAGGATAGCATCTCTGTGTGCCTATCTTTAGACCAGTTGTGCTGTTCCATATTTCAACAAGTAAATAATATCCTGCATTAGCATGATCGGTAGTGGTCATCTTGTAGATGATAGGGCCTGATGTTCCTGCCCATGTTGCTGGCCTACTGTTTACCGTTAAGCTCATTTTACGTCAATTCTTTTTCTTACCTCTTTACCCATAGAATAGCCTACAAAGAATGACAAGGTATTTAATCCTACATCTTTGGGACTAATTTTAAACCTTGCAAACTTGTTAGCTTCGTAAACTTTCCTTTCCTCTTTAGTCAGATTAATCTTTGCACTACAGGAACTAAAAAGCAAACAAACCACCACCATCTTAGCAGCGTTATGTATTATAGTCCTGATATTTATAGCCTGATTTCTTGCTATGCTCTTTAACAGGTCAGGCTTATTCTTTTCGATAGCCCCTACGAAATCAATACCCGGCTTCTCTCCTTTGAAAATCATTGTGCCTTCACTTGCTATCTTTGAAGCAATCGCGAAAGCAAGACTCTGATAGTTCAACTTAATGAACCTTCCTTTTGCGTTTCTTTCCGGTGGCCTTAGTCCCGCATTTCTTAACCATTCTTCGATCTTGTCTGTAGGTGGCATCTTGCCAGGGCCACGACCGAAAACCAAGTACTTCAAATGTGAAGCTCCGTATAGAACGCCCCTATCTTCGCTTACTTCTTGTTTGAAAGTCTGTGGCATCTTCTGATTTTTGGAAGAGGCATCGTCCTTCAGATAGGCTTCTACATTATCAAAATACTCCTTAAAAGCCTTTTCGTTTGTCATCAGTAAACCTGTTCGAGTACGTGAATGTCTGCGTTATACGATACACCAAATAGACCTGAAGCTAGGAAAGCATATTCGGGATTAATTGAAATATTAACAGGTGTTTCCTCTTGATCTATAATATTGCAATCCAATAGATTCCTAAAAAAGTCTTTGGCGTGTTTCCTCATTGGTTGCAAATATGTCTCCTCTACCTTTCGGCTTCTAAAATCATTTGTCTCTTGAGGGATGCGTGTGAATATCCACCCTTGCAATGGCATCAACGTCTTTATCCGTCCGTTAAGGAATACCATCTTAGAGCCGAATGGAAGTAGTAAATGAGCAGGGTAGTCATTGAAGTTGAAAGAGTCAATAAATGCATTGAACTCGTCCAGCTTGGCGAACTTCATTGATCCGGTCTTTAGTCCGGCCTGAACGTGCGCCCACTCAACACAAGCTAATAGGGTCTTGCGTGATACATCGTCTAGTCTTTCCTGTAACTCTGTCATTCGTGTATGTTATGCCAAATCTCATTAAACCTCTCCTGATATTCCCGCTCCTCTTTCAACTCCCATAGTACCTGTATAACCGTATCAAAACTTTCCTCCTCCTCTACCTTGCTAGGACTCATTCCGAACCCCTTAGCAAACTGAACTATCAGCGATTGATAATTAAACCTTTGTAGCCTGTTCGCTTTAGCCAGTACCGCAACACTTTCTTTAGTATTATAGTGAGGTTGCTTTTTATCCGCCTCCAAACACTTTGATGCCCATTTGAATTTTTCTTCACATGACTTAACAAAAAAAAACCAACGCTGAATATTTCTGTAATGGGCAGTTCCTCAAAGACAGCCTCCCACTTCTTTATAGATTCATAGTTTAACTTTGAGCCGTCAAGTAAAGGCTGAAGGTAAACAGCAGCAGCAAAGCAGATATTTTGCTCTGGAAATTTTGAACTATCAATAGCCTGTTTAACCAAAGTAGTCTGACCAATCGGGAGTCTGCCAATATCTACAGGTATCTCTACCTTTTTTCCATTGAATGTAAATGACTTTATTACCTCAAATCTTGGTTCTGTCTCCACTACCCACCTGGTAAGCTCCTCGACCGCTACCTCATTTTCAGGTGTACGATCTAACCTATCAAAGTTGCAATCATTTAGGATACAGAACAGTTTGAAGTAATCTCGCTCTAAGATAGGTTTCTCTAAATCCCAATCTTTGTAAATACGTTGAAAGATACGGGCCTTTAGCTCCTCAAACGATTGAGGAGTTTGCGCCTTAGCTCCATTTAATTGAATGGCTACCATAACCCATAACCATAGTTAAAGGCTCTGACAATTAAACTAATCGCGATGCCGATCAGTAAAGAAACTGGTACAAGCACAATGCATATCAGAACCACCATCACAAAGAATTGAAGGGCGTTCTGGATAAATTCTAAAAATAGTTTTTTCATGTGGGTTTGTTTTTAAATTCCTAATTGATTTTCAAATTCAGGGTCATTGTGTGGATAGCAGAATATCCAATCCGATAGATTGGTTACATAGCCCTCCCAGTTCGCGTACATAAATCCGTAAAAAGTATTCTCCTGCCTGTCAATGTTTCCGGCCATAGATGAGAATACATTGTAAGCTGATACATATCTTTCCCATCCTCCTACGTGTTCGGATTTATCTACCGTGTTACGCATCACGCCAGAGTTAGTAACCTTGTCCTCATTCTCCTTCAGCCACTTTGCGTAGATGTACGACTTCAATAATTCAATAAGGCCAAGGAACTCATAATCCGTTGAGTTGTAAGAATAAACCTTACCATCTCTTAGATCGACCCACTTTTGCTCCGGAGTTGGGGCACCGATTCCTGCTACGAATAAGTTGTAAAGGGTTGTTCCAAAAATTGCCCTTAATAGTTTTGCTTCGTGGTAATCAATGAATGCCTGTAAGTCCTTCGTTTCCTCAATATTCGGAATGCGATAAGGTCGATCTAAGAAATGTTCGGTTGTAATCATATTAATGAGCCAATAAAACAGCCGTGGCTGTAGCTACCATTGTACCCGATCCGGTGTAAGATACTCTCCAATAGTTGTAAGGATTGTCACTAAGCTGCCAGATAAAAGTCTGTGTTGCCACGTCAGTTGCTGTATAAGTGTTAACTGCGGTAGAAACTCCGTTAGGCAACAAAGCCGCTTTATAATTTACGTTGTCAAGACTACCTTGAAGTGTCAAAGTTCCTGCAACGGTTCCGGAAGTTTTAGTGACTGTTACCTGTACAGTCACGGTATTTTTATGACCTCTAACCTGGGCCGTAAGAATACCTGTTCCAGCGTTGGTGATAGTCTCCGTTGAACTTGCGGAGGCATTCTTCATCGTTACGTCTTGGGCGAATACGCTAACCCCTAGGGCCAACGTAAATAAAAGTGTAATAAATTTTTTCATTGTTTTAAAGTAGGGGGTTATTAGCCCCCTGTTTTTTAGTTCCTGTATGCTTTAGCTGAAAAACTTGCCGACATTGTACCCGTACCCGTCCACGACACTCTCAGATACGGAAAGTTTCCGCCTGAAAGTCGATAGTGATACGTGTTAGTAGCATCGGTAGCCGTGATCGTTGCTAGCGCAGTCTGACTATCATTGGTATTTACAGCCTTCCAGTTGGTTCCATCAATAGAACCTTGTAAAGTGATCGTACCTCCTACGGTGCCGGAAATCTTGGTAACAGAAATCCATACCAATACTTCATTTACCTGACTTGTAACAGGCATCAACCTCGTTGAGATAAATGCTGTTGCTGTGTTTACAACCGTATCAGCTTGAGGGAATACTCCCGCAGTTGATAAAGGATTGAAAAACGTATGTTGAGCAAATGCGCTGACACTCAGCATCAGCGCAAAAATCATAATTGAAATCTTTTTCATTTTACTTTTTCGTTTTTAAATTAGATAGACAAGTTCAATTCCGCGATAGCATCAGAGAAATCACCGGAAACAAACGCTCCAGCGTGGTTTGCTTTGATGTAACATACCAAACGAATCTCTCCAAGAATCGTGATAAGGTTCTTAGTGAAGTCATCTGCATCGTGACCCATGTCGATAGTGAAACCGTCACGAACACGAACGTTCATCTTAGTAAAGTCCCCTACTGTAAACTTATCAACAGTTTGGCCAGTGTTCTCAAGGATTCTAACCCCTGAAATTGTCATACCGTCAGCACTCTTGAAAGGAGGCATTGAGTAATGTCCATCGCTGCCCTTGTTCAAATCCAATTTTGCCACATCGGTAGGATGCATCAAAACATAATTAGGGATGAACTTGTTTGTAACAACTTGAGCAACAGCACAACGCAACACATCCCAATGGTTAGCCTGTACGATAGTGGCCGCAAAAGCACCGGAAGCATAGGCAGTATCCTGATTCAAGATACCATTCAAGCTAGGGGTACTTCCGTCACCAGCTAACAAATCAGCGTCAGCCTTCAAAAGAACTTCCTCTCTCAATTCATTGTCAATCTCATTGGCAAGACCTGGGAGATCTGAAAGAGATTCTTTGGAAGCCTTAATGTAAGCGGTTACCTTTTCAACCTTAGCAGATTTTTCAATCCAATCAAAGTCAATTTGGTTCTTAGCAGCACCTTCAGCAGTCTCGTTCGCTGCGCCTTCTTGGCCTGATTTCTCAGCCCATTGTGCGTACATGGTAGAAATCGGAGATGTATTTGCAATGTCAATAAGCCAAGGTCTCCGCTTTTGAATGTTGGTAAGGCCCGGCTCAAAACTGGAAAGTTCCAAAGGAATTGAACTTGATCCCACAGCGTCAACGTTTCCAGTACCCATGTTGGCAACGGCTTTGTTAAGGATGCTTACGTCTTTAATCTCAAGAGTGCGATGCTCGTTTTTACCGAACTTGCCCTCTAAGAGTTTATTGGCAACCAACGCCTCAACTACTTGCTGACCGAACGTCGTCTTAGCTTGTACGCGACCTTTGCCGCTTTCTTTTGCCTTGGCAACGTCCTCAGACATTTCTTCGATCTGTTTGGCAACCTTACCGAGTGATTCGTTCACCGTTTTAATCGCTGATTCAAACTTCTCCGCAGTCAAATCTTTAAGACTTGCTTTCAGTTCTTCCAGTTTCTTAATCGCTTCGTCAAAGGCGGCTTTGTCGGCCTTGTCTCCGATGCTTTTTTTGAATGCTTCCACTTGTCCAGATACTTTTTTGATCTCTTCAAGTAATTCTTTTTCTTCCATTTTTTAATCGTTTAAAAGTTTAGTTAATTTTTTTAGTTCCTCTTTGATCTGAGTGGCTTTACCCGGCTCAAGGCTAGTGTCTGTTGACGGCTTGCCTTTTGTTTCCTGCACTGAAATAGTAGGCGTGACGAAGTTCGAACCTTTCACCACCGCACTACCTTCAATATTTTTTGCCTCCGTGACTGCCCAGAAATACCCTACTGCGTCAACGTCTGCTTTGTTTGCTATTACCGGATAATACTTTTCCCATATAGCAAATTCCTTTTCGTACCTGTCATCATTAATTGCCATGTCAATCTTAACATAGCGCATACCGACTGAATGATTTTTAACTTGACCACGTCTGTACTTCTCAAACATGAAAGGACTGTCTGCTTTGTCAATTACTGAGTCGTATATGAGAGCCTGAGTTGTGCCTTCATACCCACCGAAACCAAGCTCCGCCCATGTCATTTGCTTTACAAATGCTTTTACGTTATCGGAGACTATGCCCTCAAAAGAAAAGTTGTGTTGATTGACCAGGTAGTTATCCCGGGTTTCCTTCAAAGACTTGTTCCAAAGCTGGTCAATATGTACGTCCTGATGAGAGTCGTAAAGTTTTGTAGTATTGATAATTGATCGAACCTTTATTCTGGTGGCCTCTGCTGGAATGCTTTCAGACTTGATAACATCACCCTTCTCAGAAACCAAAGGTGCCATAAAAGAAATAGCGTCAGCGTGTTTAATGGTCGCTTTCTTTTGCGCTATCAAAGCAGATTTATTGGCAATCAACCAATCATAAAGCTGCTCTTTGTCTTCGATCAATGGAATCGTTATCATTTTTTTACTGTTTGATTCTCCTTCACTATTTTATCTTTCTTGGCCTTTATAGCCGAAATTTCTTTGGCTGTTAGTTTCATCTTTTCTTTTTTGCTTCAACATTCTCTTGAAACTTCTTTTCCCTTGCTGCTTGTATAGCCTTATTACGCTCAACATTCCTTAGAATGATTTCCTTTTGTTGCCTTGCCCTGTCTGCCATAATCTCTTGGTAAGTTTGGCGTTTTGCGCTCTTTGTTTCGTCAACTGGCTTAAATTCAAGGTCGATAGTAGTGGCTTCTCGTGTTTCTGTTACCGTTGCGCTTACTTCCTCCTTAACTCCATTTACTTCAATTTCTGTTTTAAAGTCTTGAATTTCACCCTCAGGAATCAACTCCTCCTCTGGCCCTATTGTGGTTTCCGCTTGCCCGCTATTTTCTTCTGGTTGATGTTCAATTAGTTTAGACTCCTCTGAGAATTCTTCATCAGGAATAAACGATGTTTCACGGGGAACATCTACAACTATTTCCTGTGCCTGTTCTTCTGGTTCGGTCTTCTGGTTCTTCTTTGATTTTGACTTGCTCATAATGCTTCTGTTATAGGTTCTTCGGTTGGTGCCGGAGCTTCCGGTTCCTTTTTTTCAATGGTAAAATCTAAATCTAAATATTGGTTTGCCTCCTCAATAGGTACGCCCATTGCAAGAAGCTCTTTAAGGGATTGTATTTTGGTTCTTTCTACTTCTGACTTCTCCTTCTCAAACACCTGCGTAAATGGTAGATGCATCCAATCAATCACGATATTCTTTCCTGCCTTATCATATCCAAAATGCCTTTCAAAAGCATTCATTAAATCATTTCCTTTGGGCTGGAGCGTGTAGGAAATATGACTCATACGGGCCTTTTCCTGATTTTCAAAAGTGGAGGAAACCCCAGCCTCAAGTACGTCTTTAGGAATGTTGAACATCGAACCCATGAGAAAGTAGTCAGACAAATAGCTTTCGTCTAACTTTAGCGCACCCATATCTTCCACAAATCGCCTGATCTGTACCATTGTCTTTAATGGGTAAATCTTACGATTATCGTCTCCAAATTTGTTTTGAATGTCCAGCTTTTCATCATTACCCAATCCGAATTTAGAAGTATCGTTATTTGAACCTACTAAGAACTTACCCGAAAAACGGACGTTTATATTCTTCGCATCAAGCGAATGCTCTGAGTTTGAAATGATCTTGTGAAGAGCGTCAATCCGTGACGGCCCCTTAAAGAAATTACCGATTCCGTTAGTAAGGTCGTGGGTAATTACCAAACGATCTAGCGGAAACTTAAACGTTGTGCCGTCATTGTAGCAATAGGTAATGTCTTTCTTTGAATATTCTTTCAGAGTATCATCACTGAATATTAACTTATCCGAATTAGCTTGCATATCATTAGGCCACTTGATCTTGTAAGGCTCAAGATGATACATACGATTTCCCTTCTTCTCTACAATAGCACTATCCACATAGCAATAGTCATTGCCTAACATATTCCAGAACATCCAATCCCAAAGGAATTGACTACCGGACTGCATCGGATTTGGGTGTGTAATAAGATTTAGAAACGGATCGGATTCAAGTTCTTTATCTTTTTGATACACGTACACTTTACCTAGTGAAAACATATCACACTGAAGTGAAAATATTTTTAAAAGAGCCGGGTTTGAAAGGATTGCCGCTAGTTTGTGCTTATCGAGATTGTAGTTATTGAACTTAGTGGAGCCGTCAATGACATTTAGATTGAACTGACTTTTGTTCAACCCTAAAAATTTCTTCAAATTCCCAGCTAGGTCTAAGAATCTCAAATTGGCTTTTATCCCGTTATGGGATTGTAAAGCAAAAGTGGGAAAGAGTTTTGAATTTTCCTAATATGGGAAATTTAGGCTAAACTATTTTGATAATTCCTTGGGCTTTAAGGAAGGAAGCGATGTATCGTGCCGGATCACTGCAAAGATGATTGTTTACATCCTCTGGCTCCTCCTGCACTATGCCGTAACGATCAACAATACGGGAATAATTTTCTTGCTCGTATTGAAGATTTTTAGATGAGGATGTATAAAATACGTTTAGTTTTTCAAGCAACCCAATACCGTCCAGTATTGACCCTGGCCCCTTGGCTGCTGTGATTGCATAGTCAAATCCGGCCTCCCTTAGTGCTACAACCTTCATAGGTCGGTTATCGTCACATAGGATAATGCCGTTCTTAGGTATGCCAAGCCTTTCAAAATGCCAAACGACTAAACCCTCCTCCCTTGCGTTAACCTGTTCGATTTCAACCATTGACAAATCGGCTTTTATCTGATTCTCTGATTTATAATTTAGTTCATGCAGGTAGAAATTGCCATCGTAATACTTAGCCTCAAGCACACCCCAAGGGTCAACTACACCCCAATCACAACCCCAATACCTTTTTGCATTGATTTTATGGTAATCATCGTCACTTATCTCTTTCCAGTGGAATATCCGGTTTGGTCTTTCGGCTTTCTCACCCAACCCATAAACCGACCAATTGAATTTACTTGCTGTGTTCTTTCTTTCATTCTCCTTGCACCTTGATAACTCTTTGAGTAGCTTTTCCGTGAATCCTTTCTTGTTTTCGGTGATGTTATAAGCCTTGGCCTCCACCTCTGGCAATAGCTTTTGAATGACTATCGCGCACATACTCACTGGCTGATAGGAAAGAATTTTGATTTTCTGTTCTGGCGGGCAAAATGGGTTATCCTTGAAAGTGGAAACTATGGTTATTGTCCTTTCGTCTTTCTCTAAATCTAATATCCAATGGGCCTGTTTTGGGTTCCAGTCAATCAATATGAAGTCCTCTGTACGCTGGTCTATTTGGTCAAATGTTCCACGTGAAATCTTATATGGTTCGTTTAACCAAGCTACATGACCGTTATATCCCATGACCTTATTTTCATCATCGGTGCCGTTTATTTCGATTATAGACTTGTTAGGAAACTGATAGCTGGCCTCAGTCTTGTTGTATTGTACGGTGGAGTAGTGAGCCATCCCAGGGTAAACAACCCCCATATCAAAACCGACAGTGTCCCTGCAATCCTTCTTAGTGTCTCTCCAGACGGACAGACGCTTTAATTCATTGGACATAGCAAAAAGCCAATAAGCCTGAATGATTGATCGTGTCTTGCTCGAACGGCTAGACCCCCGGTTGACTATGTATCTGTATTTTCTTTTCCCGTCTGGATTACGGGCGTGTATTGCCTCCCAAATCTGCTGAAAAACTATTGTAGCCTTAGCCCTGTCATTCTTCATCAGGCTTGACTATCTCTACCTGCATAGGGCCGTGATTGAGTTTATCCCCTTGGCTGGTCAAATCCAATTTATCCCCGTATTTCTTAGGCTTCAGTTTGCTGGCTATCCATTTACGAGCATCGACACGGAGGCGGGAGCGGTTGGTAAACTCTTTGTTTTCTTCTAAAAGAACCATTTTTGAACCATCGGCATTCCTGACTTCTTTTGATCTGAGAACGTCATTATGCTTTTCGTCTGCAATTTCAATTATCTCTTCAGCTAAAAAGTCGGCCTGTTCTTGTTTCGCGTGCGCGTATTGCCGTAAAAATGTTTTAGCCCATTCTTGGCCATCTTCCTTATCGCCTTCTGTTAGCCAGTTTAAAATGGTTTTTACGGTAGGCATATCTTCCTGGTCGCAAATTGTTCTAAGGCTTTTTGAGCTTGTGGCTAATTGCTCACATATCGAATCGGCTATTTCTTGAGTGAATGAGCTTGGCCTTCCCATTAGCTTAAAAAGTAGTTTTCGATAAATACCTGCAAGCAAGAAGGGACATAATGGCAAATAAAAGAATATTTGATCTTTTCATATTCTTACCCAATCTACACCGTTGTTCGATTTCATAACAACTCCATTGGTCGAAACGGCTGTAAAGACTCCGTTTACTCGTGATGCTGATTTCAAAATAATCCTTTTATCTTTCTCAGGAAGCAGGACGGGCGTAGCTATTGCCGCTAAAGTTGCCGTCCTTAAAAATTGTAATCTATTCATATAAAAATGTGATGGTGATCTTTTCGTTGATCTATCGTCCGGTTAATTACTTCGGTCTTGCAGGATTTGAACCTGTATCTCCACCATTTCTTTAGTCTCTCAAATTAAAAAAGCCAGTTTTTAGGCTGGCTAATTTACCGCTCCTTACAAAGCGGGTGATATTTTTATTCCTCTTATTTGGATCATGATGAGGTAAAGCTAAGAATTTAAGTTGGATTTTGCAAAACGTCTCTTAGGCATCAGCCCGTCACCATTGCAAACAACGCAGGTTCTTAGTAGGTGGGTTTTCTTGTCTCTTACCTTCCCTTTTACGCAACCGAATACGGGGCAAAGTTCCTTTTGGTTGTTCTTCATTCTTGGATACCAGTTAGCTATTTTGTCTGCCAGTATGGGTAGTTTTTTATAGGAGGTTTTCATATTCTTGGTAAGCTGAACCCCATCTCCCTGGCCCACGTTGGATTTAGTTCTATTCTCATGTGGCCCTTTCGACTGACCGCTAGCCAAAATTCGGTATTTAAAAGCAAATCTCCCGTTCTACCTTTCATATGGTGTATATCTGTGACCGTTAAATGCGGATAGATAGGGCAAATCTTACCCACAATGAACAATCTTTTCAATCTGGTATATTCACCCATCTTTTTTGCGGTGCGCTTAGAAACGAAATTTAGGGGCTTCTTTGCCTTCTTAGGTTTTGGGGTTGGTTTGGGGTCAGGGCGAAACATTATTTTGGACGTTTAAGTAAATTTTATAGCCAATCTGTTCCGAAGGTTCGTACTCTGTATTCACGCTCATGATCATCAATCAAGTGCCGTTCTTCAAAGTTTTCACAGTCTGAAAGTTTACCTATGCTCGGTGGCCATCCCGCTGCACATACTTTATCGGTCTTTTGGTTAACACCAAGTATCAGCCAATTTTCGCCACTTGGTTTATGGTGAGCGTAATAAGTCATATCGCTACGAAATACAACTACCAAATCAACCTGCTTTTTAAGCTCCTTGTATTTGATCGAGAACTGAGGTCCGATTGTAAGTTGACCACATTCAGCCAACGACTCCCATAATTCCCAAAGTTCTTTTATAAGTTGCTGGTCTGTCATAATTTTATCTGAATGATGGGTTTTCAAAAATTAAAATGGTAAATCTTCGTGTCTTTCGTTATAATCCTTAACTCTAAACTTTTCTACTTGATCGTGGTCATTTGTAAACCCCGTCCAATCTTTGTTAAACTTGAATAGTATTGGTTCCGTGTAAGGTGTGGGATAGCCTCCTCCATCTGTATTTCTAACCTTGTCAACATACAATTCTGAAACGTATCTCTTTTCTGTTTCCGTTGCAAATAGTTGGCGATGTATAACCCATGTATCATCTGACTTATTTGGAAACTTACCCCCGCCCTCCACATCGGAAGCCATTGGACGCTTAATCTCTCCGTACTGGTCAGGCTTCACTCGTTGGGCCTCTGTTACCGTGTGGCAATTTAAAAAAATACTTTTGCCCGTTGTCTGCGTGAATATTCTCATATTCTCAATAGCATCGTAGTGGTACTCGTGTGAGTTACCTTTGGAGTCTATTTTCAAAGAATTGTAAGGATCTATTAAAATCATGTCAGCGTTGAAACCTATGTCATCGGAGATAGCAACCTGTTCGAGCATATCTTTATAAGTGAACTGTTTTACGTGCTTAATGAATAGTACGTTATCTCTAAGCCATTGGAAGTATTTAGCGTGGCCAAAGTTTACATTAAATTTAAACTGAATCAATAGTCTTGCTATCTGGCTTATCCGGTTCTCGGCTGAATAGATTATAAGTTTCTTACGGTCAATCAATCGTGATAAAAGGTAAAGTATCAACGTGCTTTTTCCTACGTTCGTATGACCTATGATCGTGGTTAGTTGCCCCTGCTTGTAGGGGCAATGCTCGTCTAGCTTCATGTGTCCGTATCTCAGTACCTCCCACTTAACCCCAGTTAATATTTCACGCTCGTAGATTTCAGGACTCTCAAAGAAGTCCCTCCCAGGTTCTACCGTGGTTTTAAGTTGGGCCTGAACTTGTTCTTTGAGGGTCATTTGCTCATGTATTCACTTAATACCTCACTTTGAAACTCTATCGTATTTCTTAACCTAGCCCCGTCTAATACCGCCTTTGAGTCTGTTGCTATTTCTTGAAGCGTTGTTTTCGTGTAGGCCAGTAAGTCATAGGATACGTCTATGCTCTCCGCTACCGATACGAGCAACTCTTGAACCTCAGGCGATTGCTTTGACTTCATTAGCTTTTGGATGATTCTCTTTTGGGCTGAAAGAACGGAATCTAACTTACCCGCTTTGTTAGGGAAGTCCATATTTATTCGGATGTACTTTTCTAAGTGGTCAGGCATTTTCTGTGAATTTATTGTAAGCGTTAAAGACGTGCATGAAGTCATTGAATTGCGCCCCGTTGTTCTTTCTCATGAACTTTTCAGCATATGACGGAAGGTTTAGGACTGATTGATTTAATGTCATATATTCGGAAAGGCCTGAAACCCCCTCAATTCTGTAAGCTATGTCATCAATGTATTTTTTGGTAACTACTATAAAATGAGTTCCTGTTCCAATGGTTTTTTGCTTTGGTTCATCTCCATTCAATTCTATTCTATTCTTATCTATTCGCTTAGCAAGGCTTAAGCCACCCTTAAGCCTGGCTTCAGCACCCCTTCGGCCAGCCTCGGAAAGGGCCAATTTATATGAATCTAAGGCTTCCATGCGCTCCAAAAGACTAGGAGAAAAGAAAAAAGTGTCATTTTCTACGTTGAAAAGTTCATAACTCATTACCACCGTTTTTATTTTTTCGGTCGATGTATTGTACCTTCTTGCAATGGATGGTAATAGTTTTATTGGATACTTATATTCTGGCTGATCTCTCAAAAGCTCAATCAGTATCCAAAATATTCCGTAACCTTCCGGTCCTAATTGTTCAATAAGAAGAATGCACTTAGGGTCATCCTTAGCGTTGGAGTCGTGACGAAACCAAAAAGTATCTTTAGCCATAAAAAAGGAAGGGGATCAACTTGGTTCGGATATGCAACTCCTCCCCAATGTGACCCCCTGTAAAAAATATAACTACACGTTGCATCGTGTAACCTAAAAAATATTGTGCCTGTATTCGCACTACAAAACTACCAATTTATCCGACACTTGCAAACTTTTTTAATATGGCTGGCGGGAAGTGAGTGCATACCTTATTTAGTTTCGTAGAATATCACCGTACCCTCCATTGCTCCGAATGAAGATTTCTCCTTGAAGGTTCGCGTTTGGGGAGTGTATCCCTCTGGCATTTGTTCAGTCAAGTACCAAAGATTGTCTTGCTTCCATGTAGCAGTGACTAAACGCTCACCTTTGGGCAGTGTTATTTTTTCAGTTCCTCCAAAGTTACGGGCGCGTTGATTTTCCGTACAGGCTCCGATTGACAGAGCGATTAAAATGATTACGATTGTTTTTCTCATATAGTTTTTGTTTAAAGAAGTTACTTATTTATTTCATCTCTTTCCTCCGTGTGTTTTCTTTTTCATGTTCAAGATTTTTATATTGACAAATTGCAGTCCAAACCTCCGTTTTAAATTTGGTTATTTCTGGTGTATCTCTTCGGCATACGGCCACCTTATCAGATACTTTTGTAATGGTTAAAGTGATGTCCTCCAGTTTATGGCGAACACGGTCACCAATATTAAAACCCATCATATCCTAGTAGTTAATACTTTCATTCCAGCAGATTATCTGCATTTCTCCGGTAGGCTTTGGCCATTTAAACCAAGCCTTTAGATCAGGAACTGATAAGCCGTCATTCTTAGCAAGCGTTTCAAATCCCTCAACATTAGTTACGAAGTCTTTGTTTTCTTCATAAAATGGCCACCTGTCAATTGCTGCCATAACGTAATCTCCATCTTTGACAACATCAAAAGTCCAAACTTTCTTTACCTCAATGTCGGGTGCGATGATGATTTGCTTTGACTTGTAAGGCTGGCCGGACCATACACGTGGCGAAAACTTATCGCCTACCTTCCAACGATGACCAGCGCGGATAGTGTGGTGCTTGGGATCGAATGATTTAGTGCTTAAAGGCATCGTATCAAAATTCACAACCTCAGTTAATTGCCTTGAAACTTGATCGTAAAAACAATCCCCAAGTGACTCCCAAATCTTCTCAACGAAGTAAGTCGGCTCACCTGCTCTCGGATGGTAGCTAGGGAATACCCTAGAAAATGTCATTACTTTGCTCATAGTCTTCTTCTGTTAATGCCCAATATGGGTCTTTTTTAGCCCAATAAGGGCCGTGTTTTTTCTTCATAAACTTCCTGATCTTAGCCTCCCTGATTGCCTCCTTCTTCTCGGAAACGGTCAGCTTCTCAGCCCAGTACAAAGCCTCGTTTGTTTCCTTGGGGGTCATTTCGTTATTGACTCAAGGACTTTCAACGTTCTCTCGTCTATCTGCTCTGCATACTTTACCGTTATCCATATCCACACCAAGGCCATCAGCCAAAGAGGTATCAACCAGGAAAGCAACCCTTTCCATGTTAGTTCATAGTCGTACTTTTTGTACTGCAACTTACCCAAGTCTTTGAGCTTAGTCTTTCGGATGCGTTCTAATTCGGTCATATTTTTGGTATTGGTTTAAAGAAAAACTCCTTATACATTTTGCCTTTCACTCTTTCACGCTGGACCGTGAAACCTTGGCGTTCAATGTCTGCAATGCGAGACCTTAGATCAGGAACTCTTAAAAGCCGCCATGAATCCTTACAGGCAATCCGGCAACCCGTGAGAAGAAATTCAAATACTCTTGTCGTGTCACTCTTTCCTTTTACTTTCATAAAATTAAGTTTTAAAGTTCAAATAAAGTTACTCCGTTTTCCATGTGTAAAACAAGATACTTATCGCCTGTTTCTGGTCTCATTCTAAATACTTTAGTCATATTCGCTGGCAGACCGGATGAAAGCGGAACATCGTGAATGATAATTGATGTCTCCGTTTCCTGATCTTTGACATCTTTAAGGTAACCGTGATCGCCTCCACGGTCTCCAGTGCTAGACTTGTGTTTCTTGCTCATGGTAGCTTAGATTTAAAATGATTGATTAGTTTCTCATACCTGGAAATGTAATAGTCATGGAATTGTTCGTACCCCTCAGGGTTGTTCTTCCAATTCACAAAGAGAACACCCCTCAATCTTTCGCTTGGACTCTTACCCGTATCCGCTAGCTCGGCCTTAGTGTTTTCAATCGCCTCCTTTTGTTCTGAAGTAAAAGGGTCTGGATTTATAGCTAGGTAGCAAATCTCTTGCTGTGCCTTTCCTAGCCTACCGATTTCTTCTGGGGTTAATTCCATAGTCCCAAAGATCAGCTTCCAACTACGGTCAGCCCGTGAACTCATTCCTTCAAGTTGTCCGCTTAGTGTTATCATTTCTTACGCTCGTAAAAGTCATCTTTTGCCACCATGTTCTTAATTGCTTCACCTTGTTCTTTAACCGAGTGAGGTGTAACATCAATCCCCATCATTGGCATAGACTGACCAAGCTCTTCAAGTAATTTATAGGCATCCGATTTGAATTCCCATTTGCTCATTTGTTCTTTCCAGTTTGCTTTCTTGTCTGGGTTAATCGTTGACCTGTCTAAACTTGTCTCAAGGAATTGAAGCATTCCGAAGTCCATTGGTTCTCTGAACCCGTTAACCTGATTATCTAAGTCAACAGCCTGATCAAATTTCATTGTTCTTTCAGACTTAGGCAAATATTTTGAGTGACGTTTAATGACGGTCTTTCTACTCATCTCCCCTTCATCCGTTACCCATGTGCATGAAGGAATCTTTTTAGCCACATACGCTTTCCATGATTCGGAACGTTCTTTTATTTCGGCTAGGTCAGCGAATGACATTACCTCCACGTGCTTACTTCCGTCTGGTAAGGTAGCATTTGAATAGACCCCCAAAATAGCCCCTTTAGGCTTATCATTTAAAAAGTAGGGTGTATGGCTCAAAATCTTTTGATCGCTTGCCATATCGACTTTAATAGCGTCCCCCTCATGTATTAAGTGGCATTCTATCGAAGAAACAGAACCTGAGTCTGTTAGGAGCTTTGCAAGACCTATGTAGGACGGTTCCAAAACACACTCCAGTTGTTTACTTGCCCCGTTGTATCTTGGGATAAGGTAGGCGTATTTGCTAACCGGATTGAGGGTTAAACCCACCTGAGCGATATTCATTACTGCCCTAAGAACTGAATTTGGTTCACACTTTTGTAGGTATGGGTTTTTTATCGCGTGTTGAATTGCGAATGAAACCTCCTTTTGGAATACTGACTCATCAAGTCCTGACTGACTCACCCACATAGGGCGAATAGCGTTGTAAAATTCTTTCCGTGTAATTTCTACTGTTTCCATAGGTTAGTTATTGTAAAATTGTTTCTAGTTCAACTTCTTTCATTATCGTTTCCTCAACCCACTCACCAAAGGTATTATCAACGGGACGGAAACATTCGCTGTTATAGCCGTATATAAGTCCCTCAAAATTTCTGGCATTGTACCCATGTAAGCGATACCAAAGTTTCCCTTTATATTCTCTAGTATTTATAACCTCACAAATCTCACCCTTAACCGGATGTACATCGTGAAAGGTCGAATCATCAATGCAGACTACTTTCATTTGTATATCCCTTTAAAGTTATCGAACAAAGACGGTTTAACATTACAGTACCAGTAGGCCCTAAACTTATTCTCCTCATCACGACTTGAAAAGGAATAGTGACGGGCTTCTGAATCGTGTCCAAGGAAGGAAACCGTTTCCCCTTGGGGGTTTATGTAGGAGATTATTTTCATCGTGTCTTAAAATTAAAGTGTCTATCAATTTCGGTAACTTCTTTTTCTGATAGATAAGTAGAGGTGTATTCCTTTCTCCATTTTTTCCATTCAGATTTTGTTAATCCCATTGATTCAACCATGTGGATAAGTGATTGATTTTTACCGTTACAATACCCAATAAATTGCGCATCAGCTAAGTCTAATTTTGTAGCCATAAAGTAGTATTTTTAAAGATTTTCAATTCGTTCTTTCTCAATCAACTCATTATAATAGTCAAGACAATCAAAGCTAATTACCTCACTCGTTACTTTATGCACTATAGTTTGATCTGCATCAAAGTACACATCACAACCACACTCACATTTCTTAGTCTCAACCGTTCCGGTCTCGTAGGGGTTTGTAAATCCAAATATCACTCCGCTCATGTTGTTTTTTGTTTTCGTTGACAAGTCAAAAGTACATACCGAATTGATACCAAACAAGTACAGGCAAGAAATATTTAATATTTATTTTAGGTATCTATTTGGTATTATATGGGTTATTTAATAGGTTTGCCATCAAATAAACAAAATTATGGCAAATACACAGAAGGAAACCCACAAAACAAGATCAATTCGCGTTCCTAAAGAAGTGGATAAGCGTTTACAGAAAAGAGCTAAATCACAAGGCCGATCTATTAACAGTCAGATTGTTTATGAAATTGACCAAAAATAAACATTGAACAAAGCTATGAACAGAACAGGCCAATACAGATAAACGAACTTTTGAAATGCGAACTAAATTTTTTCTTTAATGCTGCGCGGGGTGGTGTTGTTGCAGTGCGTTTAATTTAACCATAAAACATAATTAAGATATGAAAATAACAATAGAAGTTTCAAGGAACAGCCACAGGTACATTACATTGATTGACTTGCTACGAAGAGATCATTACCAATTTTCAATCGAAGCCGAAAATGAAGCATTGCAACAACACGTTGTTATGCAGCGAAGCGAACAGTTATTTTGCCGTTGCGAAACCGATGCAGTAATTGATAAGAATGGACAGTGCCGAGTATGTGGATTTGATGAAAAGGTGACGGCAAAATAATTGTGCATAACGGACGGGCACATGACCAGTTGCCGGATTACAGGATAAACAACCTATGAAACACGAACGTAGTATTAATAAATTTAAAAAAGCGCGAGGGCGTATTCACCTAATTCAAAATGGAAACACCAAGAAGAAACAGAATGGACTTAAACACACCTGCGGAATTAGCAATCTATAACGCTATGCAGGAAGTTGAAAAGATTGGAGCAGACCAACGCTTAACAAATGCCGTGATTGCTCTACAAGAAGCAAAAAATTTAGTAGCTGACTTTATTGATGGTAATGTCGAAAGATTGTTTCATTACTACGAAAGGCCAGAATTTAAACCCAAGAAACAATTTTTATTGCGATACCATTTGAGCAGAAGAAGTGATGAAGGTTGGGGAAGATTAAATTTGGTTTCTGCGAGTTCTTTAGATGAAGCAAAAAAAATATTAGATGAAAAAGTAACATACCATTACATAGACGCTCTTGCTTCCGAAATGATACATCCTGATACTATTGAATGTCTGAATATTGATTAATCTGTGCGGTGGTTTTTTAAATTTTATTAATACAGTGATAACAGATTAACTTCATTTCGGAGTGCGTACTAAGGCAATTGGTTGCAGCCCTGTGGGATTTGGCGCAATTACTTATAACGAATGGGTATATGTGGCGTGGCTTGTGTTGCGCCTGCGGCAAGACATGACATATATACCGTGTTATCGGCTTTTAATATTTTAATCAAATAAATATCAAAATATTATGAATACTTACAAAAAATATTGCCCGAATGTATTTGTGGCACAATGTGAAGAAAAACACGAAAAAGGCGAGACTATTATAGTTGTAACCAAGTACGGAAAAGAAAACGAATGTATAGTTCACAATTTTGTAGGCTATACAGGAACAAAAGAAAAACCTATGTATTGCTATTCGATTACTCGTGCTGATGGTTATACTAACCAAGAAAGAGCAAGGAATAAGGTTGAAAAACTAAATAATTGGGCTGACAATGCGGACAAAAAAGGTAGTGATTGGCAAGAAAAAAGCAATGAAGGTAAAGACTTTTTGGCACTTGCAGAACCTATAAAAGTAGGACATCACAGCGAAAAAAGACACCGTGCATTAATTGAAAGAAACTGGAATAGAATGAGTAATGCAATGGAAGAATATAAAAAAGCTGATACCTACCGTGAAAGAACTGCATATTGGGAAAGTATGGCAAATAAAATTGACCTGTCAATGCCTGAAAGTTTAGAATTTTTTGAGATACAACTCGAAGAAGCAAAAGACTATCATCAATTTTTAAAAGACAACCCAACGGAGCGACCTCACGGAATGGCATTATCTTATGCAAGCAAAAAAGTAAATGACTTAAAATCGAAGCACGAAACTGCGGTGAAGCTCTGGGCTTAATTGCCGATAACGTATCAAGTGTATGAGTAGTAAAATTTGCGAACACTAACTTAATTAATATGCAGACACTAAAAGTTTTAAAAAATGCCGAAGGGCTGGCTGAAAAAGAGTATTGGGAATCACGGGCTAAAGCTGCTGAACAATTTTGCAGAACACTAATCAAAGTAAATCCAATGGTTAAAAACTTGAAAGCCGTAAAAGAAGCCCGTGATAATTGGGGCAAATATTGTAACCTACACGATCAACTTAAAGTTTGGAATGACCATGAATAGCTTCAACAATGAAATAATGGATTTACTTGACGGGGATACTCCAAGAAAAAAGTATCAGTCATTAATTGAGTTAAGAAACAGAAATGTAAGGATGTCTCAAGCGTTACAAATTTGGGCAACTGCTGATTTAAGAAATACTAAAATGGAAACATCAATTTTGAATGAAGAAGAAATTATCAAAATACAGGAGCTTTCAAAATGAACTCATGCGCGTGGGGCATTTTTTAAAACTTTTCTTTTCACTGAACTACATAAATAGATGCACACTTCAACGCAAATTTTATTACTCATACACGTTGTTATGTGCTGTATTGCGGGAGCGTGGGGGCAAGCCACATGCGGGGAGGATGTGCGTAGCTCCGCTGGCGTGGCTTGTTCAGAGGAGCAATATTGCACATAACGTTTGACAATATGAAATGTACGGGATTAAAAGCGGTATCCCATCCAGATGCACGAAAGTTAATTAAAGGTAGTACCGTTCAATTTTGCACAAACACCCGTATATTTTATATTGTATGTTGTGCGTAGTGCTTTAATAATCAATGAAATGAAAATAACAGTAAAAATTGACAACATCGAAATAACAGTAGATGAACAAGGACAAAATGAAAGAACAGTAACAATGAAGTATTCTGACCAAAACGAACAAGTTCAAAAAACTATAAAAGTTATGGCAGAAGAATGTATCAAATTGCGTGAGGCTTGTAAATCTTAGCATTACGCACAACGTATCAAGTGTATAGTGTCGTTGTGGCCCTACCCGAACTTAATGAGCCACACGGTTTTGCAACCTTGGGAAGTGCGAGGATTTTGAGCGGGTTGCTTAACGGTGTGAGCGGTGAAACTGAAACTAAATAATTATGGATATTACAGAACTCAGAATTGGTAATTATGTTTTAGATAAGCATGGAGACTTTCATATCATCGGTATTAATTGTTTCCAAAGATTTAGACACCCTACAATGGATGGCAATCCATCTGGATTTAAGCCTATTTTAATAAACGAAGAGTGGTTAATTAATTTAGGTTTTAATAAAGAGCATAAAAGCGAATTTTCTATTAAATACACTCATAAAGAAAAATATGAAATAGGTTACGACTGGGGTAAATCATCAGACTGGGAATTTAGATATTACGGAAATTATATAGAGTGTAAATACGTACACGATTTACAAAATATTTTTTATGCGTTAACTAAAACCGAATTAACAATATGAAAGATTACATCAAACCATTCTCCGCTAAATTACTTTTCAAATGGTATGACATTTGGATTGGTTTTTTTATCGACACTGATAAAAAACTGATTTACTTTTTTCCAATACCGATGCTTGGATTAAGATTTAAGTACGGATATTTAAAATATGACAAGAATACTCGGCACGGATAAACAAACTTAGGATGTGTGAAGGGTTTGCGCGGTTTGTTTATTGGTGCCGCCTGAGGGGCCACAATGCACTATACACGGTGTTATAGGCTGGTTTTTGGGCGCGGTGTGTGGCGTGGCTTGTGTTGCGCCTGCGGCAAGACATGACATATATACCGTGTTATCGGCTTTTATTTTATTAATCAATTAAATATCAAAATAATATGAATACTTACAAGAAATATTGCCCTAATGTATTTGTGGCACAGTGTGAAGAAAAACACGAAAAAGGTGATACTATTATAGTTGAAACCAAGTACGGAAAAGAAAACGAATGTGTAGTTCACAATTTTGTTGGCTATACAGGTACAAAAGAAAACCCCATGTATTGTTATTCAATTACTCGTGCAGATGGATACAATAACCAAGAAAGAGCGAGAAACAAAGTAGAAAAACTAAATAATTGGGCTGACAATGCCGATAAAAAAGGTGATGAGTGGAGAGAAAAAAGTAACGAAGGAAAAGACTTTTTAGCACTTGCAGAACCAATAAAAGTAGGACACCACAGCGAAAAAAGACACCGTGCATTGATTGAACGCAATTGGAATAGAATGAGTAATGCAATGGAAGAATTTAAAAAAGCTGATGCTTATCGTGAAAGAACAGCATATTGGGAAAGCATGGCAAATAAAATTGATTTATCTATGCCTGAAAGTTTAGAGTTTTTCGAGATACAACTCGAAGAAGCAATACAATATCACCAGTTTTTAAAAGACAATCCATCTGAGCGACCTCACGGAATGTCATTATCCTATGCAAGTAAAAAAGTAAAGGAATTAAAATCGAAGCACGAAACTGCGGTGAAGCTCTGGGCTTAATTGCCGATAATGTATCAAGTGTATGAGTAGTAAAATTTGCGAACACTAACTTAATTAATATGCAGACACTAAAAGTTTTAAAAAATGCCGAAGGGCTGGCTGAAAAAGAGTATTGGGAATCACGGGCTAAAGCTGCTGAACAATTTTGCAGAACACTAATCAAAGTAAATCCAATGGTTAAAAACTTGAAAGCCGTAAAAGAAGCCCGTGATAATTGGGGCAAATATTGTAACCTACACGATCAACTTAAAGTTTGGAATGACCATGAATAGCTTCAACAATGAAATAATGGATTTACTTGACGGGGATACTCCAAGAAAAAAGTATCAGTCATTAATTGAGTTAAGAAACAGAAATGTAAGGATGTCTCAAGCGTTACAGATTTGGGCAACTGCTGATTTAAGAAATACTAAAATGGAAACATCAATTTTGAATGAAGAAGAAACTATCAAAATACAGGAGCTTTCAAAATGAACTCATGCGCGTGGGGCATTTTTTAAAACTTTTCTTTCACTGAACTAAATAAATAGATGCACACTCTCCCGCAAATTTTATTACTCATACACGTTGTTATGTGCTGTATTGCGGGAGCGTGGGGAAAAGCCGTGCGGGTGGGCTTGTGCGTGCCTCCGTGCGGAAGGCTTTTATTGAGGAGCAATATTGCACATAACGTATCTGGTGTATGCGATGTAAAAAATGCCAACACGAACTAAGATTGAAACACTGTATTTGAATTAAAAAAAGGAAGCGTGGATTTTAAATTATATAATGATGATTGTTTTAACGTGTTCCCGCTTATCCCTGATAAGTCAGTCGATGCTATTATCTGTGATTTGCCTTATGGAACTACTGCTTGTGCTTGGGACGTAGTGATACCTTTTGACAAACTTTGGAAAGAATATGATAGGCTTTTAAAAGATAATGGAAGTATTGTTTTGACTGCATCGCAACCATTTACAAGCATATTATTAACAAGCAATTTAAAATGGTTTTCTCACGAATGGATTTGGGAAAAAGAAGCTGGTAGTAACTTTTTACTTGCTAACAAACAACCGATGAAAATACACGAAAGTATTTTAGTTTTTAATAGACCTATAAACGAAATAAAAAATGATTTTGGTAAATATTCTGATATTAGAGATTATTTTCAAGAAGAACGAAAGAAAACCAATTTATCATATAAGGAAATAAACGAGAAATGTTTTGGTAGTGCTTCAAATGGCGGTGGTATGGCTTCAAACATATTAACAAGCTACAAGAAAGGGTGGAGTTTTCCGAGTAAAGAGAAGTATGAAGCATTACAAAAAATAGGAATTTGTGAAATACCTTATGATGAACTTAAAGAAAGGTATTTAAACTCTTTTGAAATTGAAAGAACGTACAACCCAATTAAAACAAATGGGAAGCCGTATGTAATAAAGCAAGGTGGAATATCTGATGTATATGGTAATAAAGAAAACAATATTACAACAGAAAATAATGGAGATAGATTTCCTACATCAATTTTAAAATTCAAAAGAGATAAAGAAAAATTACACCCAACGCAAAAGCCAATACCACTATTAGAATACCTTATAAAAACCTATACAAATGAAAATGAAACCGTTTTAGATAACTGTATGGGTTCAGGGACTACCGGATTAGCTTGTAAATTGTCAAACAGAAACTTTATAGGTATCGAAAAGGAACCCGAATATTTTAACATTGCACAAAAACGTATTACAGAACTTGAGTGCGGTGGGCTTTTTTTTAATTCAAATACTTACACTGAACTATGAACGAAGCAATAAACTATCCGGGCATTTTTTATAGCGCATACACGTTGTTATGTGCTGTATTGCGGGAGCGGTGGGAAAAGCCGTGCGGGTGGGCTTGTGCGCGCCTCCGTGCGGAAGGCTTTTATTGAGGAGCAATATTGCACATAACAATTGGATATACGCACCTTTTCCGTTTGTAAACGGCTAACCGCCCAAAATAACAGCAACCAAAACAGCTATCGTTCCGGCCATGCCGATAATTAATTTATTTCGCTTTTTGACCTTTTGCCGGAGGGTGGATTTCTCGATGAAAAATAGTTCTGACTGGTTTTGATTCTGCGCTTTCAAATTACCCTCTAAAATCGCGTAGGATTGAATTTGTTCTTTTTGTAAGGTGATTGCCTTACCTTGGGATAAAGTCACGGCTTTTAGGGCAAGGATTTCGAAATTCAGGCCATCCACAAGGGCGGAGCATTCCCGACCTCGCGCCACTTCAAAAGTCATTGAATCATAAACCCACGCTGGAAGGGTATAATTTTGCGCGGATGCTGTCACGCTCCCTGTCATCACGAGCAGGGCGATAACGTATCTGGTCATATTTTGCTTTGATTTTAATTGCCTTTTCCTCCGCTATTTCAGCCACCATTTCAGCCTCCCGAAGTTCGCGCATGAGTTTTAAAAGCTGTTCATCCTTAGCCCTTATTTGGGTGTTCACGCTGTCAATCTGCTTCTTTATGTGGCGTTGGGCT